GGCTTGCTCAACTAGGGGAGAACCCTGAGCGGCTTGTCCACCATGGTCTGTTTGAGTACTTTCAGACGGACCCATGCCCAGATCCCAAATGGGCAGTGGTGCAGCCGACCTACGAAAATGTAATGAAGGCGACCGCAAAATTTGATGTAGAACAAGATTTTAGTTTTATGAACCACAAGAGTGTTTCTAGGGCCCTTGGAATCCTAGAGCAAGAACTCCGAACTTACTGGGCAACCCCGATGATGGACTGGTCTGAGGTGTGGCGTGAATTTACTTACGACACAGCTGCTGGCTGGCCATTTTCGGAATATGGTTTACAGAAGAAGGAGGACATGCTCGAGTTTCCCGAGGACTTTGTTCAGTTCTGTTATGACTCTGTCATAGCGGACGCTGATGTTCTATTTAAAACTACCCCAAAGTCTGAATTTCTTGAGAGAATCGTCATCAAAGACGGTAAAATCAGGTTGTTCATGACTGCAGGTATGCATTTTGTTGCGTGGCAGAAGAGGTTATACTCGCTACAAAACAAAAACATGCACAACTCACGGTGGTTTAAAATTGGAACAAACATGCACTCAGGTGGAGCTACTAAGCTTACTAGGGAGTTGGAGTGCGAAGATGGCGAATTTGTGTTGGAGTTTGATATTCCTAGGTGTGACAAAAATCACAAACTTATGGAGTGGATATATTCCGTGCGCAATAAAAGCTGTCAGTACGAAGACGAAGTTGATGAGCGTGCAGCTGCGTGGATTAAGCGCAACATGACTGAGATCAAGTTCATTACGTGGGACGGAGCCGTTTTGAAATCAAGGACAATAAATCCGAGTGGACAAGGCAACACAGGCGATGATAATTGCCCCTGGTCTGCCCTACTCGCTTTAACCTTGGCTATTGAGGCGAATCCGTTTGCAACGGATACACAATTAAGGGAACTTGTACTTCACATCTATTCAGATGATTTCCGTGGTAAGTTTCCGGCCACATTTGACAGAATTAAAGATGCCAAATGGTCGACTGACAAATTGAGAAAGATTTTCAATGTTGATATTCCAGTGGCTGAGTTTCATATTCATGATCAACCCGACGGTACCCACTTTTTAGGTGCGGACACTGTTTGGCGCAATGGTAGTTACTTGACACTGTACAACGCAGAAAGAATTGCTGCGGCGTTCAGCTTCTCGGAAGGGAAGTTGTCGACCGCTGAAGATCTAATGCGTTTATATCAACTGTTATGTTTGAGCTGGCCCCATACGGAACTGTTCAACCAACTCAAGGGTACCTACACCTGTGTTCTCCTACGACTTAGATCTAGTGAAGACGCGGGTGTTAAAAGGATGCTGCAAATGGGCGTGCCGAGTGAATCCTCACTTATGCGCGCTCACCTTGGGTTTGAGTCTTTCTCTGGCGACGAGGTTTCGACTTTCCTCGATGCCCTGGAGGTTGGAGGCGTGAGAAAAACTCGTGACATTCAGATGAATGGAAAAACAAGTGAAGAACAAAAAATCCCAGCTGGAATCTCTGCTGGGCAGCTTAAGAACAAAGCTGGACTCCTCAGGCAAAAGCTTGGAGAAGCCAAACCGCAGCAAGTCAAGCAAGGAGCCCCAAAAGGCGGACCTAATGGCAATGGCGGACAAGCTCCTCAGCGTGCTGCTGCTGGAGGAGGAGGAGTTGGACAAGAACACAAGTCCAAAGGAAAAGGAAGAGACTCAG